GGGGAACTCGTTGGGGTTGAGTGGATCCATAATCACTTACGGCATCCGCTGTAAATCCGACCGTGTTCAAACATTCTACAATTACTGGATTGTTGTTACTCACTATTTTCAATGTATCTCTAAAATCCATAAAATTGGATTTATCATTGAGTTTAGTGAGGCATGTGATAAATGTTTTTAGAACCATCATTTTATCACCTTCCTTTTGACAGACCAGATAGAAAAGATGATTACATATTCCTGAATTTATGTGTACACCACCGTAATCTGCCTTTCCGTTTGGGTTCATGTAAAATTTGCCATGGTATTTACTGGGTTGATTTCCGTTGTTCGGATTGATCATATCCCGAAGGTATGGGCGATTCATTCCAAGATCCTCTCCGATGAACCAATCTGGTTCACCCATTAGGTTCGGGAATTTCTTGTACATATAAAATTCGAACATGACCCCCATGACATCGGCAAAAAATTCGTTCAGTGCACCCGAATGTCCTTTATATTCTAGGTCTGCCGTTCCTTTTACTAACCCGTGTGAAAGTTCATGACCGACTACGTCGATACAGGTGAGTGAGTAGAATGTTTTTGCGCCGTTTCCGTACAAAGCGTATGTCCCGGTGAAGAACGCGTTGTCTAATTTAGGAACATTACAAATACTTACGACTGAACTAAGATTGTTGACCGTCTCCATTCCGGACACCTCGTAAAGAAAGTCGAAAAAATGGTGGGTATTAAATAAAACTTCGACCGGCCCGTTGTACTTTACGACATCTTGGTATATTTGTTTGTAGTCATGTACTGTTTTTGTAGGAGTTGGTGAAACTAGACTCGGGTGATCCGCGGTTGCCTTTACCATTAGAGGATCTGTTACGGGGAATTCGGTTAGTAGTTTTTCAAGTTTTGAAAGTTTTTCGGTGTCCTTCGCGAGTTGCGCCAATTTCTTTGCTGCTAGAAGGGTGAGAATGTAGTGATATTTATTCTTTTCAACGTTAATTTTGTAGGCCGAAAGCGATTGTAATTTTGTAACAGTATATCTTTGATTTGCCGATAACCCATATACTTGGGCGTCAACAATCTTGATTAAAAGTTTTTTTGTTCCAACGGTATGGTAGTGTTCGAGACCTACAGTATCACTATCGCCAGTGACATCAATTTCCACTTTACCGAGATAAGATGTATATAAAGTTCGTTTGGTTGTTTGTATTTCGGGCACGACGGACACTGATACATCAATGTCCTGTGTCTCTTCGAAGAAACCTGTTTGATCAATTTGTGTTTGATAATGGGAGTGACCACAAGTTTGTAGCATTTTATTATATACAATATTTTTTTTAGTTTGCTTTAAAAATTGGAACGGTTATAATAAAATGCCAAACTACCTTAATAGAAGTAATAAAATATCCGTGTGGGCGAAGATGAAAAGTCACCCGAATATAGTCAGGGAATATTCTTTTAGAGATCACGGTGTTAGCAAATTAGAAGCACCAGACACTGAGAATACACAATATATTTTATCGGAAGTTTATCCGAATGCTATCGATTTTGTTATACATTCAATCCATATAAAAAACGATGATATGATCGTATGTCCAATATATAAAAACTCAAATGATTCTAAATTCAGTATATGGAATCCACTACCTGTTTGTAATGGTTATCCAACCTTTGACTTCTTTGATATTCAGATTGGGGTTACCGGTACTATGAAAACTAACGAAACTCCGTTTGAATCTTTTGGGAGAGAAACGTCGGAGGAGATTGGGTTTTCTGGTGAACCTGATAAGATATTTAATCCTATCGTACAAGGAATGGCTACATGGTATCCATTTTCTTGTAAATTAAACACCACCCCGGTTTATAGTGATTATAATAACAAAAGTGATATTAGAAATTCAAAAATAGCGTGTATAGTGTATGGTTCGTCTAAGGATGCTTACACATTTTTATCACGTTTGGATATTAAAAAAATAGATCCAAATAGTTCGGATGGTATAGTGGGTGTTGGATTAATGAGAGTTGATGATGCTAGAAATTTTAAATAGATAAATTTTTCAATAATTCTAGCAATAGAGTACTAAGTTCATTTTTCTTTTCAATAATTCCGTACAGAAGTACGTCACCTGACATACTTCTCTCACTCGGTGACAATGTTTTTGGTTCTCTCAGAACCATCATGTAAACATTAACCTTTCTTTCATTCGGCGGTAGATGAGCGTGAGAATTGTAACGAATCGCTCGCCCAATAACCTGTCTCAGACCAGCATCATTCCACGGCGGGTCAAGTACAATAACACTTCGAACCCCCTTTAGATCGATTCCTTCGCCACCGGCTTTTGTTAAAACCAGAACTTGAAATTTGTCGTTATTAAAATCTTCAACCATTTCGGCTCTTTCAGTTTTGTCTACGTCTCCGTAAAAAGATTTGTAACTTATTCCCTTTTCTTTTAGAGCCTGTGTAATCGGTCTGATACCAAAATCGACCCAGTTAGTGTATATGATTGATTTACCCTTTTTAAGTATGGGTACGGCTTTGTCTATTTTGGCGCTATAATATTCAGGACCAGTTCTGTTAACGGCTCGTCTATACCCATTGTAAAATGCTCCTGGATTACTGAATGAAATACCAAAAAGTTTTTCACCGGCGACAACTCTTTGATATCTAGCCCAGTATGTTTTGTCCATCGGCACGTCCATATATTTGGTTATTTCTTCGGGGAAGAATTTGGGATCTCTACAATCAACCATGTCAACCTTGTCCTCAAGTAAATATCTAAATGTTGCCAAACTTTCATCGTTGATAGTTTTTCCTAACCATTCATCGGTTTCATTATTATAGAATTGTTTCTTTGTTCCTACAAGTTGAGACCCATGAAGCATATTGATAAGAGGGATGAAATCCTGCATACTGTTTACGAAAGGGGTCGCTGTCAATAACAATCTCTTATCCGCTTTCATGGCGCAATTAACAACCGCTATTGATTTTTTGGAAGCGGGGTTACGAAGGTTGTGCGCTTCGTCAATGATGAGAAAAGAATCTTTACATTGAACTGGTCTTTTGGCCTTTGCTTCAATCATAAATTTATCAAACGAATAGAAAGTATATTTGTCTGCATTTGTAACTCCATACTTTACCATTTCTTTCTTAAAATTAGAAGCAAGAGATGCTGGTCCGACGAAAATAACATTTTTGTCTGGGTTTGCGTCAAGATAGCATTGAGATGCTCCTATCGCGGTTAATGTTTTTCCACATCCAGTACCGTGGACGACAAGGAGTGAATCGTGATCTATCATATATTGGATTACCTTAATTTGAAGATCCCTCAATGTCACATTACTTCTGGATATACAATCTTCAGCCTTTCTTTTATTACGAGCCCAACGTTTACTCTTCTTATCGCGCTTGGTGGGTTCGCGAACTTTTGATCTAACCCTTTTGTGGTCAGATTTGTTTACACACCTACCTTTATCGTTGCGTATCTGATGTGATTTACACGGCTTCTTTGTTGTTGATGATCTAACTCTTTTGTGGTCAGGTTTGTTTACACATCGACCATTGGAGTTACGACGTTGGTGGGATTTACAGGGTTTTAATGTCTTCTTGGGGGATTTTGTCGTTGCCTTCTTCCGAGATTTGTTTACACATCTGTTGTTTGAGTTACGACGTTGGTGGGATTTACAGGGTTTTAATGATTTTGTCTTCTTAGTGGATTTTGATTTTGGCTTTGATTTTGACTTTGTACGAGACTTTGATCGGGATTTCTTAGATAGAATAGCCTTTCCGATTTTCCCTGATTTCTTAACACATCTATTAGAAACTGGGTTTCTAATTTCATCGCTTTTACACGGTTTTCTAGATCTCGAATTCTTATTCGGAGACGCTCTTGATTTGGGCTTTGATTTTGTACGAGACTTTGTACGAGACTTTGATCGGGATTTCTTAGCTAGAATAGCCTTTCCGATTTTCCCTGATTTCTTAACACATCTATTAGAGACTGGGTTTCTAATTTCATCGCTTTTACACGGTTTGAGTGTTTTCTTTGCCATTTTATAATATAAGGGATTATAAAAAATTATTTAGTTTTAATAAAAAACGCTATTGAATGTGGGTGTTCTGGGATATGTACTGGTTCAAACTTAATTAAATCTTTATCCCGTATGTAACCATCCCATAGGTATTTCAATTGTATTTGCGAACTATCCCATATAATTACGGATCTTACATGGGCGATTGAACGTGATATAAAATAGTCATTGTTAGCAATATTGAACTCTTTACTCCCGTCTATGTTGAAAGTATCAAACGCGATACTTTGTTCTTTTGCGAACTCGGTATAAACCTTGAATGAATTACCCTTAATTAGTGATATTCTATTTCCAAAGACTGTATTTAAATATTGAAAACATAATTCAGTATATTTATGTGTACATATGTCAAAACACCATATTACCGAGTCTGGGTTTGCTAAAAGAAAAATAAGAGCAGAATGTCCGGCGTTAAACCCAATCTCTATAATATTATTACCCCCGTATTTCGAAATCGAATACAAATTTCTTTGTTTGGAAAACAGGCTTGCTGTTTTTTTGGAACCTTTTATATCATATACGCAGTTATTTTCAAGAGTTTCACCAGTCTCTTTCACAATACTTATTAATTTGGCAAAATGGTGTTCATTTTTAATCATTGTTGTAACAAATTCCTTTGAATCTACCAATTTCATTTCTGTTTATCAACCAAACGTTTATATAGATTATTTTCAAATGCGTTAATATAAATACCGAGTAAATGATTATTGATCATAGACTTCCAGTTTGTTGAAAAATATAGTACTTCACCACAATGATTAAACATAAACGGGTTAGTTTTATCATTGAAATTAGCAGAAACGGCTAATGGTGTCGTCGGTATGACATCCTCAGTATTTACATGCCTAAAAATAGGAAGTCCCAAATCGTTTACCATAGTACACAAATTACCGTCACCCACCCTAGGAGATGCAAAATTATATACTATAGCGGGAAACCCAGAATTAGCCAGATCTATACCGACAATTGTAGAAATAGCGGCACCAAGACTATGTCCAGATACAATTATAGATTCATATTTGGTTGCGTTTATTATTTTGAAGATATCATCCCTGAAATTCATATAAGCATCAACAAAACCCTTATGTACTGATGGTGTTGTTTTCTTATGGGTGTTGAGAAATGCTAACTTTACTTGTTTCTTGTTGGGGAAATTTTCCTGGGTGTAGGTAATATCTTGAACCCATTCTTGTGTATCGATTGTACCACGAAAGGAGATCCACAGAATCTTTTTATCGGGGAGAGATTGTTCTAAAATTGTTCCGAAAACCGGAGTATTTGGAATATTATGTACAGTTTTTAAAAGTTTTAATCCGTCTGGGGTCGCGATTTTTTTAGTTTCAACGCCGTTTTCTATTCTCGAAACAAGATCTGTGCAGTATCTGGCAACGTCTTTATTGTAGACGTTTCCTTTTTGGTGCGGAATTTTCGTAAAATTTTTGATCGGTTTATCGCAACTTTCTTTCTTACATTGAAGGGAATTGTTGAACGCAAAAGAAATGGCGTCACTAACATATTTATATTTTTTATAATAATACACACCCGTTCCTATTAATACCGAGAATAGTAAAACAAGTATAACTTTAACAAAAGTATTCATTTTTATCTATTGTAAGAATTTATAATTAGGATTTTATATCTTTTATTAATATAAATGGAAACGAAAACTGTGAAGGAACTTAAAAAGATTGCGAAAGATTTGAATATTACTGGTTATTCAAAACTTCGCAAACAAGAACTTATAGACGTTATCAAAATATATTTGAAGAAACCATCTGGTAAAAAACCATCCGGAAAGAAACCATCTAGGAAGAAACCATCTGGGAAGAAAGAAAGGAAACCGTGCACCAGTACTCAAGTAAGAAACCCAGCCACCAAAAGATGTGTTTCAAAGACTGGTAAAATAGGAAGAACTATATTGGGT